CAGTAAAATCGTCGCCTGTCTCTTTGTTGCAAGCCCAAGTAAACGCATCGTCTGACAAATCTTCATCAGGGTTCATCCACGCCACAGGCTGCACATCTGGCGCAGGGGCGGCGTTCTTCTCCTTGCAAATATCCTCAATCGCCTTAGCGAAGTGCAACCAACCCCAAGTATTCAGGAAGCCTTCAAGCATGTCGGGCATAGACTTCATTGCGCGTTCACGGTCTTCGTCGGTGAGTTTGTTCCATTGGTTCATTTCAGTTCCTCCACGCGCACCAACTTGCCGCCCATATTTTTAGGGTTTTCTATCTCATGGGGATAAAAAGTAAATTCACCCAAAGATAATTTGCTTTTTTGCTTGGTTTTACAGCGAACAATAATTGCACTTGGCCCTCGGCCTTCTGGCCCGACAAATGTTATTTCCCCCTCGTGAACAAACTTCACGCCGGGTGAGTTAGCATTTGTGATGTTGCCTTTTCGGTCATACACTGCACCGCCAAAGTAGGTTGTGGTTAGCCGCACGGACTGACCCTTTCCAATCTCTGCTGCCGCACGAACAATTGCGCGGCGGGTTGCGGCGTATTGGTCTTGCCCGAGATTTTCTACTGCTTCTGTGCCTTCAGAATCATCAAAATCTTCCGAACGAAGGCAGCGAACTGAATCTGCATACTGGTCTAAATCAATCCGCAGCTTCACAGCTAACTGCAGTGCGTCGCCGTCATCGGTGAGGGGGTTCCATTGAGGCAATGAGCGATGTCTTCCGTTTTCTGTGATGCTTATGGCGCAATCCAAACGATCTTCTCCCCTCTCAATTTCTGCCGCCTTTGCAGCCAGTTCCAACAGTTCACGGTCTGTTTGCATATTTGGTTACCCCTCTTAGTAGTTGGCTAATGCACCCTTGAGAAACGCCGATGATGTTGGCAATTGCCTGTTGTGACATTCCAGAAATACGCATTGACTTGATTTGATCTATCTTCTCGGCACTGAGGATTGCCCTACTTGGAAGACCGTCTGCTTTTCTGACTGATACGCCTACCCACTTCCTACCTTTGGCTATCATGTCGTCTACGTTATCTTGCTGAGTGCCGAGAAATAAGTGCTCTGGATTTACGCAAGCGCGGTTATCGCATTTGTGCAGTACGCTCATTCCGGCGGGAATTTCACCGTTTGCGAGAATCCATGCTCTGCGCGATGCAACCATGTTCTTCCCCCTAAAGGTTACCCAACCATACCCATCTTGGTTTTTGTATCCCTCATACTCTATGCAAACTGTCATTGCTTCCTCGCCCTAATTGCTTCAGCGCACTTGATGTAGTGCTCGTAAGCAGGGTTGTATGTTTCAATCGGCCCACTTATTTGTTCACACACCTTGGCGCATTGCTCCCGCTCATGTTGCGCCACCAGTGCGGCGAAGCGTTCAAGATGGTCTTGCAATACATCACGGTTTTCATCGCCGCTATCCCACCAAGCGTCAACCCCTGCTTCCTTCGCCATTCTCAAAATGTCATCGCGTGTCATTTCTCGCTCCTGTTTCTGATTGCTTGTGTTAGTGCGTAACCTTCGTCTGACCATGCGCCGGTGTAATGCTCGACAATCTTCGCGCATTGCTCCCGCTCATGTTGCGCCACCAGTGCGGCGAACCTTTCCAGTTTGGTCGGCTCGTCCTGATGCTCGTGTGAACGCATCAGGATTCCGGCTTCATGTGCCATACGAACAATGTCATCGCGTGTCACTTGCGTCTCCCAATCAAGTCGCCGCCAAACCGCTTCACGTCGCGACGGTCTGCTTTCCCCACTTTCCAGAGCACTTTTGACAGCACTACATGGACGTCTAGATAACCAAGCCCAATCGTAAAAGGACTCATACCAACCTCTCCAGCCCCTGCCAAGGCGTACCCTTCACCGTCATGGCAAACGCCTTGCTGTCAAACTTACCCGGCACAAACTTCACCTCAACAGGTTTGGGTTTCTGCGGGATACCCGTCCAGACGGGGGCGCTGTTGCGGTACGTACCCGTGGTGCGAACCATGCCGTCGCGACGAAGATATTTAATGTGATCGGACGCATGGCGCGAACTCATGCCAAACTTCTCACCTAGCTCGCCCGAAGTCATCGGGTTGGTCAGCAATGCCTTGTGCATTGCCTCTCGGATTTTTGCGTTGGCGGTTTTAGTCGGCATTCGCGCCCCCAAAGTTATCCGCAGCCACCTGATGCCGCACCAAGCCCGCTAGCGCCGCCATACGCGCCTTGCGCTCGATGGGGAGGGCAAATATGTCAATGCCCTCTTCTCGGCACATGGCGGTAACGTCCCGCAGGGTAGACTTCACGGTTGCCTCCTCAATGCCCAGTACGAGCGCAATCTCTTTGTACGCTGCACCCCGTTGGCGCAGCAGGCTAATCTGTCTTTGTCGTGGGGTTAGTTTCATTGTTCGTTGTCTCCTATCTCTTTCTCTATCTCGTCAATCGCCTTGCTGATACGTTCGTCCCACAACCGTTTAAGTTCATCATCGGTAGGGTGATGCCAGAGGTGTATCTCAGCCCGCGCCACGGTGCGTAACAGGGCTATGATTTTGGCGTGGGTGGGGGTCACTTCCACCTCCCCCTAACCTGCACCAACCTCTTATACAGGTCGGGCAGTTCGGTCTTGACCTTGTGCCCGTACATCTCGGGGCTGAGCAAGTCCTCAACGAGTATTCTCAGAACGGCGTTCTCTTTGAACAACCTTTGGAGGTTTTCGGGGTCTATTTGGACGGGGTTGTTCATTGGGTTATGCCTCAAACCGTCGAAATTCATCAATCAAATTTTTTGATTGACTCTGCAACTCACCATGCCCGTAATAACGAGAAGTGAGCATCTCAATGGCAATGTGATAAGCCGACAGCGCAATATCGTGCTGCTCGTTGTTGCCATCGTTCAACAAATTCACATGAGCAGGGTTTGCACACAGACCCGACAAGGCAAGCCCTGCAAAGTGGTCTAGCAGTGTCATCTGGCTCGGATAAACTTCTTTAAGCAAATCTTCTATTTCAGTCGGGTATGGCATCACTTACTCCTCGGCTTGTAATGAGTCTCAACGTGGGCAACCGGCAACGGCATCATGGGGTGTTTCATACGTTCAGCCCACATCGGGCAGTGCTTCGCCCATGTGTGGCGTATGTCAGTGGCACAGGCGGGGGTGTAGGGTTTGCCGGTTAATAGGGTTTGGGTGGGGGTCATACCACCCCCCAAAAACAAAAGTGCGCCGTCAGGATGACGATAGCGAACGCTGCGCCGACTGCCCATTCTTGTACGTAGTTCATTGGTACACCCCCATGTAGAACATGACGGCAAACAGAAGTCCAAACAGGCCGCCAGCGATAACAGGGTTACGGTCTAGGAAGTTCATATCAGCGTCCATAGTAGAAAGGTTGTCCGTTGCTGTTCGTGCCGTAGCTGCCATACGGTGTGTCCGTCTTGTTCCACGACTGACCGTTGCTGCTGTAACCGTAAGTATTGGTTGTGTTGCCAATCTGATAACTGTTCTGGCTCCATGTGCTGCCCGTGTTGCTGTTGTAGCCTTGAACGTTGGTTGTGTTGCCAAACTTGGACACGCTGTAGTTGTTACCGCTTTGGGCATCAAAGCAGTTGTAGTAATTGGCTGAACCAAAACATGCAGCACTTGCCGATGTGGTCAGGGTCAATGCGATAGTGGCGATAATGGCTTTCATTTTATTTGCTCCAGATAAATTTGAATAATGTGGAGTGCCTGAGCACTCATGCTGCGGTTTTCAGTCTTAGCCAGTTCGCGCAGGCGCTCTAGAACGTCTTTTGAAAGACGAAGGGTGAGGAAGGTGGTCATTGGGTTGTTACTCCGTTGTTGTGTTGATGTGTGGTGATTGTGAATGAGGTTTTGGGGAGAGTCAAGTGGTTTTGTTGTTTTTGTTGTTGCACTCTTTATGCGCCCATCGCAACCTGGCATTTTCGGCGTGAAAGTCTTTCCACTTTTGGGCGTAGGTGCGGTCGGCAAAAACCTTTACCCCTATCTGGTCGCCGTCCACAACATCGCCACCGTATCCAGCCCATTCTCGGAAAACCTCAACCATTGCGGCAAAAGTTTGTGGCGGCGTATGGTCTACATTTGATTCGCCCGTTATGGGTTCTCCACAAAAACCGCATACCCTTTCGCTGCTTATGTTTTGGCTAATCCACTGGTCAATCTGGTCGTAAACTTCGCATCGCATTGCCTGTTTTTGCATAAAACTTCCAGAAGGCTCGCCAGTTGGCAGTACGGCAATCCTCCAACTAATCTCATGCTCTGTGCCGTCTGGTTGAATCATAAAAAAACATCGGGATGGTTTCTGACCAAACGGCGCAACCCATCTGACCTCTAACGAGGTTGCAGTTTTGCCTCCCTTTGCCTCAAAGTGGTAGTGCCTTGCAAGAATCCGAATCATCCATTCAAACTCATCAGGCGTTAAAACCCTTGGGGCAACCGCCGACAAGGTTCTAATCCACGATTCCAGTTCTTTCTTGGTTTCGCACCCGTGATTTTTCCACCATCCCATTTGTTCACCTCAAAACATTATTTCGTCCCACACCCATTCTTCGCACCCTGCCATCCAAACCTCTGGCGGTGGTTCTTCGTCAAACAGACCACACACCCCGTTTGGCCTAACGTTCCTGCACGACATACATTCAACCTTGATCGCCTCCAACCGTGACACTTCCGCTTTCGCGGCACTTAGCAAACTCGACAATTCGTTCTGACGCATCTTTTGCTCCTTTCGCAACAATCGTCTGATAACCACACATCTCAACGTACTGAATAAAATCCTTCTGTTCCTCTGACAGCCTGCCCCCCTTTGTTCGTTTCATCTCAACCCACAACCGCCATGCCGGTATAAACAAGTCCAACACACCGGGCGTTACGCCCTCGGCTTTCAGGCGTTTGGCAACAACGATTGACCTTGCTTCCCCGTTGGGTATGGCAAATATCATCACCCCCTTGAATCGGGTTCTGAACCACATGACAAATGCCGCTTGTTCGGTGTGTTCAGTAGGTACGGGCAACGATTTCGCTGAACTTCTTTCCTGGTTGCTGTCTGACCCTGATTTTTTTGGGCTTCGGTAAACTCTCGGCATAGCGCAACAACTCCTCACAATCTGACAGCGGATTGATTTTCCATTCCCCAACGCACCGATTCTCAAAACTTCTGCGCGGGTAGCCGGTATGTTCTGGACACAACCATTCACTGTGTTTAATCAACCATCCGCAGTGATAGTCCACCCTTACCGATGGCGGTTTGCCCTCTTTTCGGTGTCGGTGATAGGACACAGACATGACTTCAATTTCTTCGTCCTTAACCTGTTCTTTCAGCACTGCGCCGTCATACGCCACGACCTCATGCACAACCTCTGGCGGTGGGAACTCATGATCGCAGTTGTGGCATTGACTGACCGCAGCGTGTACAACTTCCATGCAAGACGGGCATACCTTGGCAGGGGCTTGCCCATCTCCCCTGTTCTCGCCTGAAAACTTGGGTTGAACGTCATCAAATACGCCATGACGAACCACATTGCCACCGTAGTCCAGTAGCAAACAGTTATCCTTACCCTCTGCCGTCCTAGTCCCCCGCCCAACCATCTGGACGTATAGCCCCGTTGATTCGGTTGCTGTGAGCAACGCCACAAGGTCAATTTGAGGTAGGTCAAAACCCGTTGTCAGCACTTGGCAGTTGGCAATGGCTCGGATACTTCCGTCACGCATACCGGCATAAATACGCTCACGCTCTGCTTGCGTGGTGTCACCCGATACGACTTCACACACAAAGCCCTTTCGGTTAATTGCATCGGCAACGTGTTGGGCATGGTCTACACCGGCACAGAACAGCAACCATGACCGCCTGTTTGCCCCGTAACGGCATATCTCATCAGTTGCCATGTCCACCAGCGAAGAGGTGTCAGCAGCGGCCGCTAGCTCAGAAGCGATAAACTCCCCGCCTCTTTTGTGTACGCCCGACAAGTCAATGGAACTAACCCCGCCTTTGCTAATGACGGGGGACAGATAACCGTTGTCAATCAGGTACTTAACGCCAATCTCATACGATATTCCATCAAACAGTGCGTCACTGCCTTCGTGTAAATAGCCAGAGTCCAGACGGTACGGGGTGGCACTGAGTCCGACTAGTTTCATCTTGGGATTGACTAGCCAAGCATCACGCAAGAACCGTTGGTACATGGTGCTGTCTCCACGCCCAAGAAGGTGGCACTCATCTATGATTGCAACGTCAAAGGGGTCAAAGTCACACGCCTTTTTGTAGATGGACGCAATGCCCGCCACCAATATGCGCTTGCCCTTGTCCTTGCGTTTGAGTTGGGCAGACCAGATGCCAACCGGAACGGACGTAAACGCCTCAATAGCCGCTTTGTCTTGCTTGATTAACTCTGCCCTATGGGTAAGCACCACCACACGGCTGTCAGGGTGTTGCGTGACCTCTGAGGCAAGCGTTCCCAATATGGGAGACTTCCCCGCCCCAGTGGGAGCAACAATCAGCGGGTTTTTCATTTTGCCGTTGTCCCAAACCTCATAGAGACTGTCCACAGCATCGCGTTGGTAGGGGCGTAGGTTCATGTTAATGTTCCAAAAAGTCCAATCTGTTCTTGACGTGCATCGTCAATGTTTTGACATGCCAAACTCCAGTATTGGGGCTTAAGTTCTGTTCCAACAAACCTGCGTCCCATCTTGACAGCCGTGTAACCTTCGCTACCGATTCCGGTGAACGGTGAGAAAACCAAGTCGCCTTTGTTTGTCCACAGGTGAATGCAACGCTCAATAACGTCAAGTTGCAGCGGGCACATATGCTTTTCGTCGTTCTCATCACGCGCAGGCAGCTTGTTCAACGTGCGGCCTTGGTTGATGTCATCCCATATAGGACTGGCGTATTTCTGCCACATCATCACAGGCAAATCGTCACCATGAACCACCCGTTCTTCACATTCCCCAGGCTTACGCATCGTCACAACGTAATCAGGAAGACCCATGCGGCTCATGGTGCTGTTTTCTCGTATGGTCTTGTGCAGTAGGCCCAGTGCCTTGGTGCGCTGCATTGCAACAACTGGGTCTTTCCAGATGCAGACCTCAGAGTGATAGATAAACCCAGCGTCTTGAAATGCGCGAATCAAATCACCACGGAAGTCGCGCAGACCAATGAACCCTTGGCGCATCTTTGTTGTGGGCAGGTTCATGCAGTGAAAAGACACATTGCGCCCAGGCTTTATGACGCGGTAAAGCTCGGCAATCAGGAACTTGATTTGCGCCACAAACTCGGCATCGTCCTTGCAGTTGCCCATGTCGTGGTCGCTGTTGGAATACACAAACAAGTCAGCAAACGGTGGCGAAAACACCGAGTAGTCAATGCTGTTGTCAGCCATGCGCCGCGCCCACTTAACGCAGTCGCCTAGATGCACTGTGAATCCATCGCCCTCATGGGTTTCCTCGCGGTACTCATCCACGACGTTCTGTTGACCGGCTAGTTCTTGGTTCATGATGTCTTTCATGTGTTCAATCATATTTGCGCTCATTTCGTGGTGCGCCAGTTCTTTGCGTTTCAGGTTGGCTAGGATTTGTCCCTCGGTTTCAGCGGTGAAAAGATGCACTTGCACCTCGCGCTTCTGCCCAAATCGGTAGCATCGGCGTACGGCTTGGTAAAACTTCTCGAATGAGTCATCCAGACCGACAAACGCCATGCGGGCGCAGTGTTGCCAATTCATCCCAAACCCGGCAATCTTTGGCTTGCTCACCAGCACCCGAATAGAACCATGCGCGAACCCCATCAGGTTCGTTGCCTTGGTTTCCACGCTGTCAGACCCTTGGACGTTCACCGCGCCGTCAATCAGTTGCGTGATTAGCTCGGCTTCGTCGTTAAGGTGGCACCAGATAAGCCACGGCTCGTTCGGCTCGGCGTTGACAACATCGGCCAGCGCCTTGCAGCGGGCTTCGATGCTGTCGCGCTGTGCCTTGCGGCGCTCGGCCAGGCCCATTGCAGGGCGGGCGAACAGTTCGCCGGTCAGTTGTTCCGTTTCGACAACGTGCTCGTGATAGTGCAGTTTTGGCAGTTCGTAACGCTTGCCATCAAAGCCTAGGTCTTGCGGGTTGCGTAGCACCACAGACCATGTGCCCATCCATTCCCAGAACTTGGATGCGCCCCATCCCTTGAGTCGCCATGTGCCGGTGTCGCCGGTATCGTTGACAAAGTAGGTCGCCAGCATCTCGGTGCGTGACATTACGCCCAAAAACTCGCACTGGTTGCCAAGCTCCTCAAAGTCGTTTGGCGATGGCGTAGCCGTGCAGCTAAGGCGATACGGGATGCCCTGCGCGGCGTCAATGATTCGCTGGCGCGTCTTTCCGTCATGCGACTTCAGGATGCTCGATTCGTCCAGCACCAGGCCATGCAGCGAGGTAAAGTCCACCGCGTCCATGCGCTCGTAGTTGGTAATCCATACCCCAGGCGCATCAGGCGTTCCTCCATGAGGGGCACGACGAACATCAATGCCAAAGGCTGCGCCTTGCTCAATCGTCTGCTCTGAAACGGCCAGCGGTGCCAGCACAAGCACCATGCCGCCAGTGTGCGAGGCCACCTCATCAGCCCACGACAACTGCATCAGCGTCTTGCCAAGACCGGTGTCTGCAAAGATAGCGGCACGACCACGGCGTACCGCCCACGAAACAATCGCATGTTGAAAGTCAAAAAGATGCTCGTTTAGCTCTCCCGGTTGATGTCCGGTGGCGACCTCGGCGCGTCGCTTGCCTTGAATAAATTTTTCGTAATTTATCATCTCTGCCACGCCCTCTTGACCGTTTCAACCTTCGCCACTTCCTCAACTACCTGCGGGGCGTTCCACTTTTCCCGCAACTCAAAACTAGACAGTCCCAATGCGCCTGTCACCGTCCCATCGGTCAATGTCAATGAACCCGATGCAAAGTAATCAGGCTTTGCCTTGGTGAAAAACACCGTGTGAAAAATATGGTTGCCACAGACCGCCCCAAACTCATGCCCGTTGTCGCACCTCCACCCACCCTCACGAACTGGGGATGACCACGCACAGGTGCGGCAATTAACCTCTGGCAACTTGTCGCCGTGGCATACGTCCCAATGGTCACAGAACTTGCATTGCCAAAACGCAGGGTCATCGCTTAACTTTGAGGGTGGCTCTTCGGCAAATATGATGCGCTCTGCCTTCTCAAACATCTGCCTTGCATGAACGGGCGAGAAAATAACAATCTCCCCGTATATCTCGTCCGTGTCTTTGTTTACCGCCAAATAATAGGCACGGCTCAGGTCAAGTGCCGACATGTAAACCTGCATCTGCAAAAAGTGTTCAGGCTTTGCCTTTTCAACACCCTCTGCCGCCAACACCTTGAACAGCTTGTCGCTGCTGGTCTTAAACTCCAAAACCATCGGCGTGTTGGGGTCTTCCTCAAACCCCTTTCCCACCCCGTCACACGAACCGGCAAAATGACCGCCAAAGGTGGAAAAGCCAAACTGTCGACCCGTATCGGGGTCGGCATCCCACACCGTTACACCAATGTCCCGAAGGTTCTTTACCAGTACCGGCTCTTCACGCTGCCCACGCTCAAACAGGCGCAGCATACGCCCGTCAAACTTTCTGGCGGTGGCATGACGAAACCCGTACCAAAGCGCACGGGCACACGGCTTTCCGATCTCACTTGCCCCCAAGTGGGGGCGGTGAGAATCAGATGCCGACTCATAAGCCCGATAAATGGCTGCAACAGTCGGCGTTGTCTTTACTTCCTCCAAGGCACGGTGGGCTTGGGGGCTTGTGCCGGTGCTGCTACCGTCGTGGGTTTGTAGCCGACAATCTCATTGCTGGCGGCATAGTTGGCATCGGCAGCACGAACCTTGACCTCAATTTCCATCGGCTTGTCGTGCAGGTCGTCCGGCCCTTTGGGGGTCATGACACCCACGGCACGGCAGATTGATGACAATTCACGCAATGCAATCTTTTCCGCATCGGGGTTGGCGTTTTTGACGTTTAATCCCGCCCAAACCTTGCGCCCCTTGTGTTCACCCTCAACAATTTCAAAGGTGAAGTTAAGACGCTCACCCGTACCGGACTTGGTGGGCTTGGTTTCGTTGCCAGTAATGACGGCGATGTATTTGCCTGCTGGCAGTACATCACGGGACTGTGCGGGTTCAATCTCAGCGGCGTTAAAGTTATTCCAAATGCTCATGGCTTATTCTCCAATGTAGGGTGTGAAAGGGTTAGACGACAAATCAAAAACCAAATCCTCATTGATGCCGAATCGGTTTTTTGAAATATGGTTGGGTGTGGGGTAACAAGTAATGATGCGCGTACCGTCACTGACAGCCTTTTTGTTGTCAGCCTCGCCCTTCAAGAAGCGGCGAAGTTTCAGGAAAGCAACGCAGTCCACGTTGTCGGAGTAATGCCCGACCGACTTCTTGTTCATGCGAATGGTGTACCGGCTATATGGTTCACTGTCCGGCAAATCAACCTGTTCGCTGTCGGCATGGGCAATGAAGATGATGTGCATACCCTTGGTTTGTGAAAGGTAGCCACATGCTTGCCGAATCTCACGATGGCGCTCACTTACCGCACCGTGTCCCGCACCGTAACCGCCCAATGCCTGATTCAATGACTTGGGGTGCTTGGGGTCACTGGCGATAACCTCAGCCTCAATCATGGTGTTCAGTTGAGTGATTGAGTCGATGATGAGGGTCTTGAAGTCGTGCTTTTCTTCCAACAGGCTTGCGATGTTGTCAAACACATCGTCAGAGGTAGCCGACACCGGAAACAGCGCAACATCTGCACCACGAATTGACTGCACACCATCTTCAGTGCGAATCATCACGGGGCTTGGGAACATTGCTGCCAGTGTGGTCTTGCCAAGACCGCCCTCACCAACAAGGGTGAAGATAGAGGGACGGTTTCCGTCAGGACGGCTTAGGTTCTTGAGATTCATTTTTCAATCCTCTTGATTTCAACGGAAGGCTTGCCAGGCTTGGCACTGATGGCTTGGGCAACGGTGGCGTACACGGCAGGTTCGTGTTCTTCCAACCAACGCAAGCCCTTGATATCAATCTCAGGCTTGTATCGAACGGGGTGGAAGTGTTCAGGCACGTTGCCCTTGATGTTGTCCCATGTAGCGGCATCAAGAGTGCGGTTGATTTTGCCTGTGATGGTGATAGACCAATCGGCTGTTTTGTGGGTTTGACTGCCTTCGTTCTTAACGCCTAGGGAAGCTGTGATGGCTTCTTCAGCCTTGATGCGACGGGCGCGAGCCTCGTCTTCTTGAGCCTTGCAATCAGCAAGGTGTAAAACCATTTCGTCAAGCATGATCGTCCTTTCGGTTACTTGTCGCCCCCGTGCACCATGCAGCGGGTTGTTGATATAGTGAACTATTAGATTTATCATGTCAACAAGAGTTGTCATCTTTTTTACAAGGAGGTCAGATTGAAAACTCAGGAAGCGATTGATTTTTTCGGCAGCGTCAAAGAGTTGGCGCAGTTTCTTAACGTGTATCCGCAGGTTATTTACAAGTGGGGGGACTACCCGCCAGACGGTCGGCAGTACGAGTTGGAGGTCAAGACAAACGGACTTTTGAGGGCAGAGACAAATGAAAATTAAATTCACCACGTTTCCCAATCACTCTGCAATGCGTAAGGACGAGTGCGAATGGGAGGTTGTTGATTTGGTTGAGCATTTGAAAAACAGCGGCCCGTTTAGTCACAAGGGCGCGTGTCCGTGGATAAAGTTGGCGACCTTCGGGGCTAGGCGCACCCCGAAAAACTCCCTCCGTTGGGACGGCAACATCTTGGAGATTACCGGCATTGAGGGTGATTACGACGGCGGGGAAATCACTATCAAACAAGCCGTTGATAGGCTGTCTGAATGTGGTATTGAGGCGATTGTGTATGCAAGCCCGTCCCACACCATTGCCGCACCCCGTTGGCGGGTTCTAGCGCCGCTATCCAAGCCTCACCCCGCCCACATGCGTACTGTTCTCATGGGACGGCTTAACGGGGCTTTGGGGGGCATATTGTCGCCAGAGTCGTTTACCCTGTCTCAGTCCTACTACTACGGGGCGGTAGAGGGGGCGGTGTACGAAGTGGTGCATCTTGATGACGGCTTGCCCATTGACGAGTTGGACAGCCTTGACGAAATCGCCGTATTCAAAAAGCCAGCCGTTCACAAGAACGAAGAAGGGGCGGGCGCTGACTACAGCCTGAACATGTTTGACCTTGCCGTTCGTCACTACGGGCGAAAGTTGAAGACGGGGGACAATCGCCGTGAGTTGTTGAAGGCTTACATGGCGTCACGCTCAGGAAAGGGCTTGGTTCGTGATGAGGTTCTGGCTTTGGTTGAACAGGCAATAGAAACCTATTTTGACGCGTCTGACCCCGTGGACTTGAAAAACGTCTTTGAGATTGCAACTCACTTTGCAGACAAGGACGAGGCAGACCAACCGGTTGAACTCAGTTTGATGTTAAAGGCAATCAGCAGCCGTGCGAAAGGGGCGGTTATAGACACACCCACTGGCGAGGTTGAGCAAGCCCTTCCAGACCCGTTCAGGGGGGCTATGACGGACATTGTAAATGCCTCCCTTGTCAGTGCCTTCAAACCACAACCTGAACTTGCCACCCTGTCTGCCCTTATCGCAATGGCTTCGTGCATCTCAGGCGAATACTCAACCTCATCAGGCGGTCGTTTTAACCTCTACGGCATTGGGGCGTTGAATTCAGGTGGGGGCAAGGACAACCCCCGAAGCCTGGCCGAGAACATTTGCGCCGTTGGCAGTGGAACGATTTTAGGCAAGCCAGCGTCGGGCGCAAGTCTTGAAGACCACATCCTGTCACGCAAAAACCAGTTGGTAAGCGTTGATGAAATGTCGTTCATGCTTGATGCCGCCAATGACGAGAAAGCCCCCGCTCATCTCAAAGACTTGGTTGCCGTGTTGCTCAAACTGTACTCAGCCTCCCGCAACACATACAGCCGCCGGATTCGTGCCAAGCAAACAGGCATGAAAAACGATGATGTGGTGTCAATCCCCAACCCTTGCGTGTCCATGCTTGGATTTAGCACCGTTGAAGGCTTTTCCCGTGCTTTCACTGAGTCAAACCTTACGGACGGTTTAATTGGGCGCATGTTGTTTGTCATGGGGCGCAATGACGTAAGACCCAAAAGACCGTCCACCCCAATGGCAATTCCCAATTCAGTGCAGGCAATCGTGGGGGCAATGGCTCCGATTAACTCTTTTGCTCAGTCCGGTGTTACGGGTTCAAACGGCGGGGTTATTGTGGCTGAAACACAAGACGCCGCACAAATGCTGAATGACATATTGGAGAATTGCGAATTTGACCGCGATAGAAGTCAGGTCGTGGCGACAAGTTTATATGCCCGTTCTTTTGAAAAGATTGAACGCATATCGGGCGTTTTGGCAATTTGGGATGACCCGACAAGTCCGGTAATTACGGTTGAGCACGTTCAATGGGCAAAGTCGTTTGTTTATTGTTCGGATGCAACGGTAATGGGATTTGTTAAAAACAGGATGGTGGTTAATGAGTCTATGGAGAATCTTAAAAAGATTCGTGGGTTAATTAAAAAGATAATGAATAAGGAAGTTAAATTTCTCAGGAGCATGGAAAAGGAAGCCGTTGAGGACGGGAACTGCGTAGCCCGTAGCCAGTTGCTTCGGGTGTCAAAGATGCCCGTTCAGGTGTTCGACAACACGCTCAAACACCTCCACGACCTAGGGGAAGTGGTGGCTTTTATGCCCGATGGCAAGAAGCAGCAATTCATCACGGACATTGACCTAGGGGTGGACGCTTGAGGCAGTGTTCTCCGTGTTCCCGAGTGTTCCCGACCCCTAGAGAACATGGAAACCCGCACCAGCACTACGTTTCCCGCGTTCCGGCGTGTTCCCCTATGTTCTCATATTCTTATACACATACAAGAGCAAGAAAAAGACTTTTGGGATACACCTATAGTAAACAAGAG